AGCCATGAGTACTCACCTTCGTTTTGCATTTGTACAGAACGGATACGCTCGAGTGCATCAACTGGGTAACGGTCAGGCCAGAGTGCTTCACCAATGTTACGACCGAGTGGGTCATCTGGTTCGTCGGCAATGGCTGGGAGTTTGAGAACCGTCCACCGATTCGGCTCAGAGTCGATAGCACGACTAATGATGTCGTCATGATGCCATCGAGTAGCCACGATAATCATTGCTCCGCCCGGCTCAAGACGAGTATAGATATCGTCTGTGTACCAGTCCCAAGCCTTTTCACGAGAGTTGACAGACTCAGCATCTTCACGGCTACGAATAGGGTCGTCGATGATGATGTGTTTAAATCCAACACCAGTTGGAGGAGAACCAACTCCACGACTCATGAACGTGCCGCCCTCAGGCATACCCCATTCATCCTGAGCCTTCGAACTCTCCATCAATGCTCGTCGCCCACTCACAATCGCACGGGCTTTACGGCTAAAACGTCTGGCAATACGCTCGTTATAAGCAGTCACCAAGACATTGCTGTCAGGTTCACGCTCGAAACAGTACGCTCCGTACCGAACAGTGATGGTCTCAGTCTTCCCATGACGAGGTGGCATAGAGACGGCAAGGCGGTCTATCTCTCCACGGTCGATTGCGTCAAGGTGTTCACAGATGAGTTTGATGTGCGGAGGGCTAGAATCCCACCCCTTAGGTAGCGTTAGCCTGAGGTACTCGTGGTATTCGCTGAGTGAACCAACTTCAACCCCCTTGTAGTACGGACTAAGTGCTGTTTTCCCATCAGGACTCAGGTTCCTCTTCAGTGCCTCCTCCATCAGAATCTTGCGTAAGTAGGGAGATAATTTGGTCATTCGAAAGTTCCTTCACTGTAATCTGTTGCTTACGTCCCCAGCGTTCAGAATGACCACGTTCCAGTAGCCATGCCGCCGCTGACCAATTCTCCTCAGACGCTTTGCGAACACGGGCAATAAGCCCTACCTCACCCTTAGCCTGTGCTTGCCTAACCTTCTGGGCAAACTCGACATACTCCTTGTAAGCGGGACGTTCATGCCCATGCTCACCTCGTGCAATCCACTTCTTCAGAGTGTCGTATGACACACCAGCCGCTTCTGCCGCTATCTTGAGCGTTGCACCAGCAGTGACCGCATCGAGAACCAACTTTTCAGATGTCTCATTCAGTAACGACCGTCGCCCATTCGGGTTTTTGCGTTCTTCGCCATAGCCTTCCATTATTCAACTAGCCTCGCTTTCCTTCGTGTAACCTTTTCCCAGAATGAGAGCAATGCGTCGCACGTTTCAGTGTCTTCACCTATCGTGAGTTCAGCATCGTCTAGTTGCCATACCTGACCGACGGCACAACGCTCTTCAGGATTATCTTGCTCGGATTGAGTGTCTTCGGATAACGACTCAGATGCGTCAGTGGCGGACTTAGCCAACAACCCAATGAGTTCATCGAGGTCACCGTCGTCAAATCCAGTTCCAGCCAAGCCTTGTTCAGTGGCAATCAGAGTGGACAATAACTCAGCCAATCCAGATTCATCATCCACGCCAAGCCTCGTTGTCCTGTTGTCAACCAGAAGTAGCCTAATCTCGTCACGTTCATCAATATCGATGTACTCGACAGGAATGGTTTCAAAGCCTAACTGTAATGCCGCCGCATAGCGATGATTACCAGTGAGGATATGGTTGTTCCTCTTGTTGACTACAATCCGTCCGTAGAAGCCATTCCTTTGAATCGACTCAATGATTGCGCCAACGTCCCCTTGATTGACATTATCTACGTGAGGTTTCAGTAGTTTGACATCAACCTCTGCCGTCAGCGTGTTGATTGTCATACGAGGTCTTTCTTTAGCCAGACTTCGTCATAGCCAAGAATCTCAATGCTTTCCTTCTTGATAGGGAAGATACGGTGCGAAACCTTTACCACCAATTGGTCAACCTCATCTAACTCAAGTTCGACACCACGGAGGATAATGAGTGTTCGTTTCCCAATGATGTCTTCCTCGATAACACCGAACTTCCACTTGCCGTCCTTCGAACCACGGTAGCGCACCCGGGTTCCTTTTTGCATCACATCAAGTTTCTTACCCCTGTCTTGAGTGACTCCAAGTGCATACGAAACTACACAAGCCACAAACAGGATAATTCCTGAGTTGATATCTATGCCCATTTCTTATTCCACCTTTCCATGCCTTCTTTCGCCGTGTTCTGATTTCGACTAGCCCGATAGAGTGCAAACGCTCGCTTGGCTACATTCAGGTTCACAAAGTGCTTGTTCTGTGTGAAGCCACCAGCCTCACGCACATACTGAGCCCGAACATCTTCAGGAATCTTCTCCAACTCATCTTCGAGTTCAGCCCTGTGAGTAGCATCCATAACCATATGAGCGGAAGTAAGAGTCTGGGCAACCTTTACAGCCTCATCCGCACCAGCAATGTTCTCAATACGGCTAACCATATTGGCAACAAACTCGTCACGAGACTTATCACCAGTTGGACGCAAGTGATTGACCCACTCAAAGAGGTTATGTTGTTGAGGTTGTTCACGAGCCTCAAGTTGTGGAGCCGGTTGTGCCGTTGTTATCTGTCGTGCTTGATATGTCCCACCATCAATCCCATAAGGGATGTCCAGAACAGCACAAACCTTTTTAGTTACGTCTTCGTACGTCGGTCGATATCGTTGACTACGAATCCAGTAGCGGAGTTCCCATATCTCAGGCGACTCTACGCTATATCGCTGGCGGTTCTTGTCCAGTTGGGAATCACACACACGCTTGCGTAGCGGTGCGAGCGTACGTGTATAGGAATCAACATCCATCTTGTCCATCTCAATACCGCCAATGCGGGAGATGTCACTCATGATGTCCTTCCACACCTGTACCCATGCTTTTTGTCCTTCAGTGTCCATGTGTATATAGTACAAGAACATTTACCTGTTGCCAACGGGGGCAAAACTATTTTTGGTAAATACATGAATTCACTATTGACAGTACATTATTCGTGTAGTATTCTCTTTACATCAAGTTCGGTTCGGAGGAAGCAACAATGGAAGCAATGGTCACTGAGTTCGTCAACAACATCGTTATCGCTGAAGATTACAATGTCTTCACCTACCTCGAGGATTCTGACCCACGGTCAGATGACCTTCATCGTTGTGAGCCACAGACAATGTCTGAGGTTGGTGTCCTCTGGGGACGCACCATCATCAATGGTGAGTTCAAAAACTTCAACGAGGGAGACAACACCCTCATTACCAGTGCAATCGCCCAGTGCATTGCATACCCAATCAAAGATGTATACGCCGAGTACTCTAAGTGGGGCGTATTCATCCGTGTCATCACAACAGATGACTACATCTACGAGTTCAACTGTTACGGGAAGATGGATTGGTCTTCACTCCAGTTCAATTCATAATTGAAAAATACTTTACTTGGCACTTGACAACTAAGTAAAGTGTGTCCTATACTCTAATCAATCAAGTTATGGAGGCAACAACAATGAAAACTTTCAACACCACCAAGGAGGTCATTATGACACCCCAATATCTTCACGACTGCGAGTCGTGTACGTTCCTCGGACAGCACGGAAGTGCTGACCTTTACACTTGCAATCAGTTCGATTGCATCATCGTGAGGTACTCCTCACAAGATAGCGATAACGTCGCATATCGCTGGAACATCATCGAGCGATTCGGACTCGACAGCATCGACAATCTCGATGTACTCGAGGCGTACCGCCGAGCGGTAAGACTCCAAAAGGAGTTAGCAAGCAACTAAGCGGGGAAACCCGCTTTTTTTATTGGTACACTTGACACAAGGAGAATCGAATGAACCCAATTGACGCAAGTGCCTACACTGATATCGAGGCGTACCGTAACGAGGTTGTAAAAGCCATCTCACAGACCTCACCAGACTTCTACAGCAACTTCAAAGTAATCGCCCTAGACAACTCTAAGGATGTTGTAGTTTTCGCTGTTGAAAAGGCTGGCACACGAGTCGTTGACATCGTTGGCTCAGGAACCCTTGAGACAGTCATCAACACCTGTACATTATTCCAAAACGGAATCCCAACTAACGATGTGGTGGATGCTGTTACTGATGAGAAGGTCAAGACACTGGCAACTAAACTCATCAATCGAATACCGTCATCAGACACTGAACTGTAAGCCCTCACAAGCCCCGTACAGCCCCGTTTTATGCGGGGCTTACTCGTTTTACAGGTGATAATAAACAATGCCTTATTTGGACACTACACGAACGAGCCTGTTATCGATGAACTACTCGTTCAGCGTTGCAAGCCGTCTGTATCAACCGGGTTATTTTGTCCCAGTTGAAGACGAATACACCTACAAAAACCATTCTCTGACTATGAGTGGTCATCTTGGCTTTTCGGCTACAGTAACAATCCATATAACGGCAGTACCTAACTCTACAGACCCACCTTTCCCGGGAGGTTATGACTACTCTCTCCCATGGAACTGGAAAGTCTATGCAACCATCAACTG